GTTACAGATAACGTAGAGATTACAATGTCTGAACCTGCTGTACAACTAGGTAACCCATAAAGTGACAGAGAAATGTGAGACCTGTTCTTGGATTGAGAAACAGTATCGCAACCTTCCAAAAGATACAGAAGACTTATCACTTAACCTCACACGTAGAAACCACACACTTCTCTTTCACTACGGTGAAGTGAACAGGGTACCTGCAGACAATGCCGAAACAAACTCGTAAGTCTTGGAAACCCCCTGAGGGTTTCTATATAGTTGTAGGTAATGAAAAGAAATTTATTGCACGGGGTGACAAATGCCAAAAAGATGGTGGGAAATAATACACGTAAGACCTCAGGTCTTAACAGCTATTCTCGTTTTGGGAATCATAGCTATACTGGGTATATTCAATAACATGAACGAGATATCAGGCGTGTGTGCAGCTGGTATCATAGCCCTCAGTAAGGACGTTATAACGTCTGACTCTTCCTGACCCTGTAGAAAACGCTGGCACCCAGTGCAATCAGTGTACTGATACCCAATAAAGTTAGTTTAATTTTCATGGTGTCTCCGTTATGTTTACAGGTTCGGTTCATCGAAATCGTCCCACGTTAAATATGGTTCTATATGTCTTCTAAACTGTTGGTTGTTAAATTGGCTACCTATAGGGAAACTAATAAATGCAACAAGGTTTTGAATTACCCTCTTCGCAATTAATAAATCTCTTTCCGATAATTTGGGCAACGATATCACAGCACTATCATAAGAACGGTATTGCTCCGTTTGAAACCAAGTGTCGTGAAGTCTTCTAACTGTGGAAATAATTTGTGAATATTCTTCTTTAGTCATGCAAGTTCCTTAATATCTATTATAGTTTCATTTTTTATTATCTCGTCACCCCATTCATAGTATAGGCTATAAGATATATACTTAGCTGAGTCATCGACTAGGACCCCAGTTTTTACAAGCCCGTCTATACTTCCTTTCATCGCTGCAAAAAGATTATCTGCATCTCTGGTACGTTTATCCTTGGAACGCCACGTTATGGTGATGTGGGCACGTTCTATTGGGGTGTCAGGTCTGCCCTGTTCGAGTACATAAGCAATCATTTCTTCATGTTGCCCACTTCGTATCTCGTTACGCTTATAACGATATGTGTTGCTATTCGGGTTAGCCTCACGGGGTGGTAAGTCTGGTAATACTATTCGCATCCACCGCACTTAACAGGTGAATCCTCAGGGCAGACTCCATCATCAAAGATGCAACCCTCGTAGTCGTACAGGTTACGCAGTAATCTTTCCATCTCACCCCACTTGTGGAGTAGCTGAAGCATCTTGTGTTCCAGCTTGGTGTTCTGGTTTATCGGGTTATCATTCCTGTCCCAGAGGTGAGGGTCTACAGCTAAGAACCAGTCAATACCCTTGCGGAGCCTGTCCTTGAGGTCGTGAACTTCTTTGTCTATATGGTTATACGCAGTGTTAAGAGCGTCTATAACTTCCTGTTTGTTGTCTATAATCTTCTGTACTAATTCAGACTCAGACTCAGGTCCCCGTATCTTCAGGGCACCCTCTTCCGAGGTGAGTGTAAGTCCTGCATCGTATGCTGTTTCCAGCAGTTTAACTATCTGGTCACTTACGTTGTCCATTCTTTTTGCTCCTGTGCTAATCCAACGGTACTATCGTTTATATCTAGCTTGAGTAAATTAGAATTTTGTACAGCCAGTTCAATGGCATCTGATGCGACATCGTTATCTTTAATACTAGACACCCTTTTTCTAAGGTCTTCTAGTTCCATAGTCCCGTGTGCTTTTATTAATTGGTGGCAGATAGTGGTTAAAGTTTCTCCCCGTAGTAAGTTGCCACTCTCATCACCTAAACCTAACGTGTCGAATTTTACTACATCTAGTTGTTTTTCGTAATCATCCTCCAAGCTGTTGTATTTATCTACCATATCAAAGTTAATCGTAAACCCCCTAGGACCTATGGTCCCAAAGTCGTTTGCCTTCCTGTGGTGCATGACAACTTTCAATTCACCTGTGTCACTTTCCTGCATCTTGGTAACCTCAAACATCTGACGGGCACGAGCCTGTTTAAAGGAAGAACCGTATATCTGGTACTTACCCGTGGTGTCTCCTGCCTTGTTAGCGTGGTCTATCGAGACACTGGTTACTTCCAGTATGCGGAGTGCATCAAAGTATTCCTCTACAGCATCAGGGTCACTGCTCTTGCCACCGAGTGCAGGGTTAACGCTGTCTATTACCACGTAGGTTATGTCGTTATCGACAACCACTCTCGATATAGCCTCTATGCTATTAGCCAGAGTACCTGCCATTCTCTTGTACCAGATACCAGAGGTTTCAGGGTTGCCTACACCAAGCCCTTTCTGCAGGGCGAACAGCCTCTGTTTAAATACGTTCTGTTCTTCTTCCCAGTCCAGATACAGGACGTTTCCTTTCGGTGCCCGTAGACCCAAGGCACTCATGCCACGGTCAACGAGTACGGACGTAAGCAAAGCTAGGTAGGATTTACCGGAACCTCCGGGTGCCCATACCAGATTGGCTACACCCTTGGTGAAGAACGGGTAGAGTGCATAACTGCGTGGGTCATGCACATCAAGTTCAGTCATCTGTTCAGCCGGTATACCCTCTCTGTGTTTATCCATGATTGCACTAAAGGCATCGTTGATAATGTTGCCCCACATAATATAGGGATAATCCATAGTGGCTTCAGCCAGTGTACCTATCAGAGTTTTCTTTACGTTGGGGTTTAACATGTCTGCGTTACTACGACTAAGCTCTACCTCTCTGTAGGTATTGTTCATAGACAGTTCAGCTTCTACTGTCAGTTCAGTTGTAAACTTCTCTCCTCCATCACGTAACCTTTCCGCTCTCAGGGATACCCGTTGGCTGGGGAACTTAACATCTATGATTGTTCCCCTCTTTGTTATCTCTAAATCAGTCATACTTATACCTTCTCCTACTGGTACTACTGTTGGGAGCAGGTTGCGGTGGGGCACTCTGCTCTGTAATTTCTTCTAGGAAACGAATCAAGTCCCGTGTCTTAACAAACACACGGTTAGATTCTTCCATTGCCTTATCCAGAATGAGAAGAGTTTTTTTGTGTTCCTCACGCTCAACCTGATACGCTACTTTCCAATCGACTTCATCCATACTCACCTCCAAAGTGAGAGCAGTTTCCCGTCTTGCTCAGGACATTGGCTACACCTGCTGTAACTTCAACCGTTAAAGTTCACAGGAGTATCGGAGTAAAAGGAGAGCCTGATAGGTATACGTAACTTATTCTTTCTAAGCTACACCCCCCAGAACACAGGCATTCATTATTGAGTACAACCAGTACTGTCTGGGTTACATGAACGGTTTATTCTCCTCGTAGCCGTAGGTTTCTTTTTCTAAATTCTCTGTTTACTGAAAGAATTCTGTGTCTTTCCGCACAGTTTAACTTGTCTCTTACCCTACGGAAGATAGCAATATATATATCTGCTTCGTGCTTTTCTTCCCTGAGTTGTTGGTCACTTAGCTTCTCAGGTTTATCCTTGTATACAAAATGAAACCTTCCGTCACCTTTAGCCACGTTTACTTGACCACTTAGAACGACCTGCTTGCCACTGCCGTAGCTTACAGACGTAAAGAAATACCTGTTGTTGGCTGAACGTATGTCTAACTTCTCTGACTTTTATGTCTGTCCCCTCCTCCTTGGGTAGGTACAACGCAATCGCCCTTACATTGGACGCTGCTGACGCATCAAGGAATTTACCTATACCGCAATACGACAGTGCCAGTGAGTATGCAGATAACTGCAGTGCGTGATTCATGTGTTGTTTACCAGTCTTGTAGTCCACAATAACTGGAACCCCATCATCATCTATTGCTATCAGGTCTACCTTACCGGCAAACGAGATTGGTGCGTTGCTACTGGACTCGTCATGGTAATACAAACCCTGTTCAGATGCTATGGGGTGCAAGCCTGAGTTTTCCATCCATTCATACCAAGCGTCTATCGCTGGTTGGTGTTCCTCCTCTACAACAATACGTATACCCATCTGGTCAGAGTTATATATACTTTCCAGTATGGCGTGAACTCTTATTCCAAAACTGGCAGACTCTTCCATCTTAACCGTAGACATTCCTGATGCTTCCATCAGTATGTCTTCGTACTCTTCAACTGTAGTACCACCTTGTAACCTAGGGTACTGTGTCTTCATATGCTCTATAGCCTGTATTAACGGTAGCCGTGTATAGAAACCATCACCTTTATGTATAACGCTGTCTATCAAGCCCGTGACCCTAGGCAAAACGAACGGATGCCCGTCACCTTTCCCGTCTACTATCTCTTCAGGTACTCGCTCGTCACCTTTAACGATGTAACCAGTACCTTCTTCGTTAAGCAGTACGTTAACTGATTGACTCCAGTTATCGAACCGCTCCTTTACTGCCTCAATTTCTTTACTATCAACCAATTTTTTCCTCTCTTTTTCTAGTGACCCCGAACCCTTTGTTGACTCCAAGCCAGTGCCCACTGCACTGTCTGGAACAGAAGTTTAGACTGGGGTCTTGAACGTGTTTCTTATTTTGTTTCCATGAAGCTATCTCTTGGGGGGTAGACTTCACAGTTTTCTTACCGCAACCAGAACAGAAGAAGACTACAGGTTTAGCCTTAGCACATTCACGACACATTTTAGAACTGTTCCTGTATGCCGTTTTACTTCCGCTCTTTTCTTTACCGCACTCTATGCAGTACGCTTGAAAGCGACCTCCACGCTGTATCCTTTCGATAGGTTCTATGTCTGGATTCCTGTTAGCCTCCGCAATTATTTGTCTGACACGCTCTCGTGTTAAACCAATTGCGTCACCGATAATCTGCAGGGTTGCGTAGGGATTCCTGTCTACTATGTGCTTGATAGCTACATAGTTTTTCCATGTTGTTTTACTGAGTTTTTTTTGTTGGGTATAAAAAACCATACCCCCTCCTGCTAATTGCATTTGCTCCACCCACAGTCAATGCAGGTAAAACATCTGCCTTCAAATATAATATTTTTTCCTTCACATACAGGGCACATTACACATTGCTCCTTACTCGCTTACTAAATATAGGTATCCCAAATATTTTGTACTCATACTCTTTAGTCTGGTATACCTTTGGCTTACTCTCGGTATACTGGTTTCGTATTCCTCCTACACCAAATTGGTTTCGCCTTATTTCGTAGAACCTAGCTAAAAAAGAGCTTCTTTTTTGAACACCCAATTTCCAGCTTGGGTCACTCGCTACTTCAAGATACTTTCTGTAGGCTTCTGGACCATTTATATCTACATCTCCAGCATACTGGATTAATAATTCCTGTAGTTTGGGGTGTCGCCTGTTTCTTCTTCGTCTAAATGTAGTCATCACTTTCCTCCAAATAGTGATAGTTGTTCTGCCTGTTCACCAGTGTTCCAATACTTTAGTACCAGTACCAGCTGGTTGTTGAACCCACGGTTAAGTGGGAATGCGTTGTCCATAAAGTCAGAGAACAGGACACGGTACGTAGCACCAGTATCTCCACACGTAATACGTATGCGTCTGGCACCTGCACCGTGTGCCTGTTGTATAACCGTTGAATCGAATGCCCAACCCTCTGGTCTGCGTAACTTATGCTTGGACTCCTGCCTGTTGGCAATCATAATATCGTCTACGACATGAGCCACTACGACTCCATCGTCAGTACGCAGTTCCATATTTACTTAACCCCCTATACAAACGGGTCTTCGTTAAGTAAATCCTCCGCATCCCCTTCATCAAATTCACTGTAGACCTTGCCTGTTACTACGTATTCCAAGAGCATCTCGGACATCTCTTCCGCTATGGCTACAAAGTTACTGGTTACGTAGCCTTTGTCCTTGGATACAGTGTGAGCCACCATAGGTACCACCATCCAAGACGCACACTTGAGTGTTGCCTGACGCATGATACGCATCTGGTTCTGGTCTATTCCTGCAAAGATATCATGCTTTGATTTAGCTACAATCAAAGCACCAGTCTCCATAGGGGTTAGTTCTCTTTCAGCTACAGCCGGAGCCTGTGGTACAGGAGCTGATGGTTGCTGAGGTGCAACGGGAGCCTGATTGGGGTTTTCCCACTGGCTAACGAAATGCTTAAACATATACTCGGTAGGGTTCGGTTCGTTGTTGTGTTTATTCAGCAAGCTACCACGCTTAACCAAGGCGTTGTATGTTCCCACGTTAAACGGAGCAGGGCAGTTCTCTCTGTATGTGTAGATATTTACAGGGTACTGGCTCCACGAAAATCTACAGGACAATTTGTACTGTGGGTTACCGTTGTGGTCTGTGATGGGTTCACCTTGATACTCAGTCTGAATATCTATAACCTCTACCGCTTCCCATCGTTCTTCTGTTGGTAATTGAGTTACCATAATTCAACCTCCAATTTGCTTATTAGGATTACTAATAAGATTATGTTTGCCATAGCTAAAATAGCTACGGTTATCGAGAATCTCCAAACCAGTTGATGACATTTTTTTTCCAGTCTCCTGCTACGGTTGGACAGGTAGTCATACTGGTTTAATAGATACTGAACATTAGCTTCTAGCTTACTGTTAACAGTCACTGTTGTATTACTTAGTTAACAGTTAACTGTTTACAGATACTAGTTTCTGTGTAGTCCGTTAACAGATTATAGCAGGTAGACAGAGTCTTGTCAAGCTGTCTCGACATAGTTGTCAACTGCTCCTGCTACTATTGATTCTAAGTCTGCCATCCAGATGCCATCGTTTATCAGGTCTAGAAACATACCGCTTAGGTTTGCATCTAAGTCCTCGGTGAGGAAGTTTTCTACGTTGTGAAACCTATCCATGATGTACTCCATCAAAGTGTCAGCCCTCATGTATATTGGTGCAGGGCTACCGTCTACTAACTCCTCGGCATCATTGGCTATGTCATACAGAGCCTGTTGTGATGACGGCTCGTTATTTAACCACAGATTGACGAGCCATGTCTGCCTATTTTTCCAACCGTTATATTCTTCGCACATTAGCTAACCTCCTTTAGGCACTTGCTACTACAAAAGAGCAGAGCAAATACGTTTTCAAAGTCATTCATATCTCGTTGTAATATTGTGCCTTTGTGTTCCCTACATCTAGTACATATCACAGCTTTCCCGTTTGGGTAATGTCCTAGGATTCCATCGCATCCTTCTGTTTTACAGTCAGTCATTTATTCCCACTCCTCGTGGCTTATGATTAATATATCTCCGACTACAGGGTAGTCAATTACTTCTGTGACAGTGAAGTTTATGTCCTTGCCTTTCAGCAATCCTTCCTCGTCACACAGGTACACGCTGTCGGGGTGTATCCGTTGTGGAACTACTTCTATAAGACCTCCTACTAATGTTTGCAGTTCCTTCAATGTAAATACCTCACCGTTCCTAGGTGTTATTACTTTCTCTACACCTTCCGTTGTTACTAAACGTGCCATCAGTATTCCTCCCCGTAGTATCCATAGTCCTCGTCCGTTCCATGACCTGCTGATGCGAGAGCGTCCGCATCGTCATACATATCGTCCGTGTACTGTACTGGCTCCTGATGTAGGAGTTCTATGTCAGACACGGACACTATGTCAGGGAAGTGGGACGGGTCGTCTATGAAATCGCACTGGATACACCTGTGCATACTCTCGTCTGTATACACAAGCAATACGAAACCGCACTTGCCACAGGTCACCACGTTGCGACCCGTCTCCTGTATCTCCTGTAAAATTCGTAGCTGTTCTCTCATCAGTTAACCTCCTTGCTATCTATTCCTGACCAAGCATTAAACTCTTCGGTTGAACCGTTGTACCACCGCTCTATCTTTCCTGCTCCATCTACCCTTGCTATCCCAGTCATTTCCCAGTCTTCCAATACATCTTTCATTTCATTCCAATCATCCTCAGAATAAAATTCTATGTTCAACCTGTAGGTTGTTACTCTTGTACTCATCAGTTAACCTCCCTACTATCTATGTCTACTCGTGTACCAAACCCAGAGTCTGCACCATCCCATCCCTCTATGTTTCCATACTCCCACTCTTCTAATATCTCACGCATCTCGTTCCAGTCGTGTTCGGATTCAAACTCTATATTCAATTTGTAGATTGTTACTGTCTCACTCATCAGTTAACCTCCTGTTCTGCCATATTTACCAGAGCGTTTACAAACCTCTGGACATCCTTTAATTTTTCAATATCTTTCTCGGCAAGCGTGAGTACCTTGTTGTACGCTTGCTTGCCCAGTGCCCCGTTAGCCCTGACCCCCCATATCATGGCTCTCATGTCGGGGCTTATCTCTACCTTGATTGGTTCTAGTTGTTTACCTTCCATCAGTTACTCTCCTTTATGTCTAACTCTACGACTGTATTGCTAACGTCTATTGTTCCTGTTGCCTGTATAAATACCCCCTGTTTCCTCATCTCTTCCAACGAGATGATGCCACTCATGTAATCCCTTCCTCCTGTCTTGTAAATAGCTACGCTAAATATGTCAGACTCAGGGTCTATTTCCAGCACAACTTTTCGTTCCTTGTAATCCCTATCTATAAATTCAAAAGCCATCAGTTACTCCTTTTGTAGCAGATGTATTCATCTATCTCGTTAATTGTTAGGTGCATATGTGGACTCGCTACATCTGGGAACGTATCGCATAGTTCCTCAAAGTTCTTCAGCACCCACTCAAATGTATGCTTGTCCCCTGCATCAAAGGGGTAGTCCTTGCCGTACATATCTACCCCCCTGTCGTCCCGTGTCCATTCGTAATCAGCCATTAGTACCTCCTAATGTTTTATCCATCCAAACTGTTTAGCTAACGGGTTACTGTCTACTGTTTCGTATTGTTTCCAACCCGTTCGCAATCTCAGTAATTGCCTATCACTGATAGGCTTATCAAATTTTTCTGCTAGTTCATCTAGTATTTTTTTTGACTTCCACCCTTGATAGTGCCGTGCCAGTATCAACTCTATTTGTGGGATATACTTACGAGCCATTAGCTAACCTCCTGTTTATTTGTTTGTTGCAAGCAGTCATTACACATGAACCAGTCAGTGTCCTTGAGTATGGTGCTTGTGTCTACTGATACGGGGTCGTATTGTTTCTGGCATACATCACAGAACTCCAAGTAATCCTTGTAGCTGTCCCAGCTATCGTACGACCACTCATCATCTATCCTCGTGGTACTCGTGCCAGTCACCGGACCGAGTGGTTGCGAGAATCCCGAACGCTTAGTCACTGTGAAGTAGTCATCAGCGTACGAGTTGTTACTGAACGTCCACCCTGCATCTTCGATGAACTGCCCTATCAGGTACAGCTCATCAGCTGTCATGATAGCGAGCTTGCTATCTGCCGAATGCTCTATCAGATTACGCACTGATTCATCGTTCAACCTGTCACCCAGTGGTGCGAGGTAGAGGAGAATGTACTGCATCGTATCGGACAGCATCTTGTCCTTAGGCATGAACGGGATGACCCCGTTGTGTGCTACCGCTACAGGGGTGGTCGTTTGCAACTTGAGTATCTCCTCCCTGTCGTGGGTAAGTGGGAACGGGTGGCATGTACTGGGTGCCACCTTTCCGTGAGTAGCTATTCGGAAATGAAACATAATTTCTACCCCTGTTCCTTCGCCCATCTCAGGCTCTATAACGGCTCTCATTTCCTCGTTGGTAAAGTAACCCTTGCTGATGACAACCTCGCCATCTCTGACGTAGGCATACCCTGCCCCGTCTGGGTTTGATAGTTCGCAGTTGTCCAAAATGTCCCAGTCAATCGGAACTCCTGCTGATTTTATTGCAATAATACACATAGGCTTAACCCTCCATTTAATTGGTGTTTCCAAACTCGTTCTCTGTACCTAGTCCCTTTCCCTTCACTACGTTCAGGGGAAAGGAAACTAGGTGCAGTTAACTATGATTCATTCGCTTCTGTTGCTGTCCTAATGAGGGTGACCTGCCCTCCATCCTCGCCCTGCTTCCATCGTGTGACTAGCCCAGTCTCAGGCATAGCATCGGGGGCATCTACGAGGGTCATATCCCAACCCCCTCGTAGGTACAGCCCTCTGTCTGCGGTATGCGTGACTCGTGGCTCGCTCCAGTCTAGGTCGTAGATGTAGGCATCGAGTCCGAATATAGCGTCAACTACAGCCTTGTGACTAGTGCCAACAGGCGTATCAAACCCCCTAATTTTTACGTGGTCACCCCTGCTAAACGTCCTTCCTAAATCGTCAGTTGCGTAGTTCATAAGCACCTCCTAAGTACCTCAAACCAATGTATTTTTCTCAGCCTACGGATAGCAGATTTTTCCTCGCTATCCCATCCCTGTTTTCCATGTTCGGAGTGCCATATGTAGCCAGTGATAGCCGAGCCTGTAATACGCCCTGCTAGGTGACTGCCTACATAAAAGCACCCGTCACTTATTCGTTCGTAGCTATGGGGATTTAACATAGCTTTTTTCCTTCTCGCCATAGCTGTAACCTCCTTCCTGTTGGTTTAGTATTGTGGTGTTAGTTTGCTTGTGTCCCAAGTCGTGAAGAACTCGATTAGTTCCAAGTGCCCCAGCTTCCAAGCCTGCTTGGTAACATCGCTCCAAGTGAGCCTGAGGATGCTGTTTAAATCGAGCGTTTTAGCTAGGGAAATCATCGTGTCAAACCCTTGGATGCACGCCTTAATCTCGTCTATATCCAAGGTCGAGCGGTTAATCCTAAGCTCAGCAGTGGCATCATTTTCTAGGTTCAAAGCTGAGCAATGACCCTTGGCTTTGCCATACTCCAGTTTCTCCTCAGTCAGTGGGTCACTGTGCTTGTCCCAGTCACAGTTTCTGGGTGCATACGTTCGGTTCTCCCCTCGTGCAAGCTCTACCCATTTATCCCAGTGAACTTCAAGCACTGCCAGTAGGTTAGTTTCTACCTGAGCCTGCTCGGTCCTAGTAGCCCCGAACCCTGCCTTGCTTGCGTGGATATGTAACCCTGCTCGGTCATCAGTGACTAGCCCGTCCTCCTCGCAGGCATCGATGATAGCCTCCCAAGGGAATATATTCATGTGGTGCTGAAGTGTTGCTGGATGCGTGACTATTTCCACGCCTGAAATGCTCCCGTCCTCCTTGAGGTAAGCGTCACCCTCACCACCACCATGTACGAGCGTGTCCACTAATGCCGGAATATCATCACCGGTATAAACCTCGTCCCAGCCCTGAGCCTGAGTTTCTAGCTCTACGCCGTAGTAAACAGTGTCACTCTTAGGCGTGGAGTCTATGAACCCTGAGTCGTTATGGAATAACGCTTCGGGTTTGTAGGCATACGGTCGTATTTCTCCCCTTTCTCCCTCGTCTACTTCCTCTCTGTGGTCACGGTAGCAATACACGCACCTATAACCTCCCTCAGAGTAACAATCGTCACACTCGCATTGGTAATGGTCCCAGTTGGTAATGTCCCCTATAGTTCCACAGTCAAGACAACGAAAGTAGTTATCGTTCCAGCAGTCTTCACATAACGTTTCCCCAGAGTGTGCAAATACCCGTACATCATCGCCTAGGGAATAGCACTCTTCACACTCTGCTATTGGCTCCTCCTCCTCAGGCTCTGCTTCAGCTATCAGCGGAGGTTGAATTTCCTCTACGCACTGAGGACATGCCAACTCGTTTTGCTCTGCAATTGGACAGTCTACATACTGTAATTCGCCTACTAAATATCCCCCTCCATCGCAATGGTCACAATTTCTATATACTGGCATCTCAAAATCTCCTTTTAACTTGGTTGCCTTTGTTGGCTTCCTATTAGCTAGCTAGCTTTCATTCGGTAGCCGTCCGAAATCTTCAGATAGGAGCCACAAGCTAGGCACAGATTAGACCGCATCACATGCCTTGCTCGTGACTGTCACAGGAAGGAACCATCCGCTCGTGCTATGGGTTCGGGTACCGCCCGTCAGATATGCCTATTGCTAGAAGGCTATAAACCCTGTTCCTCGTTAGTTGCACTTTGACTGTGCAATCCTGCCTATTCAGCTAAGCCTCTGACCTACTAGTGTTCGTATCACTTCCTGCATCTATCGGTAGATGCCCACTCAAGGGTCCGCTCATCCCTCGTCACCTGTATTGCTCCCTCTGCTAGCTGTTCCGCTCCCCGTTCCATCCAGAGCCATACATCCTGTTGTATGGTCGTTAATGGGTCTTCTGTAGCTTCCTAGCTAGGTACAGGCTCGTTTCTCTTAAAGCCTTCCCCTGTTCGGTGCTTAGCTATTTTGTTGTTAAGGTGCTGACCTCGTCAGGTCGATATGTCAGCCGTCCCCCTCCATCGGGACATAGGAAAATTTATTTGTCCATCTAACTTACAATGGCAAAGGAGTCTGTGAATAGGTAAAACCACCTGTCTTTTCCACCTAATTTTACAGGTGCTTAGTCACGAATCGGCTAACTTGGAAAATAATTTCCTACTCCGAAGGCTGGAAAACTGGCTCGGATTCGATGACTGGAGCAGGGATTTCGTCCCAGTCCCTCAGTCACAAATGAACCCCTAGAATTGACACTGTCCCAGTCAGGGAAGGGGTAGGGTTGGCAAGGGGTATTTATTCCTCTGGATTCAGCTACTGGAGACCCCTACGGCTACCTAGTGACTAGGGGATTCTACTTTCTTA